TGATAGAAAGGTCTGAGGGACTGGTTTGTACTATACCAGCATTGGCCCAGTTCAGGCTACCGCCTGTGATGTTCACATTACCTGCTGTGACATTGCCTGTGGTCAATATAGGATTGCTACCAAATGCTGCCAAATTGGCTGCCACATTGGCGTTGCCATAGTTTGCTGTGATGCCCGATAATTGGCTACCATTACCAAGGAAGAATCCTGCTGTGACGTTGCCTGTGGTTGATATGGGATTAGAACCAAATGCTGCCAGGTTGGCTGCCACGTTGGCGTTGCCATACGCAGTGATTGTGCCAGAACCAGACAACACAGTCTGTTGTCCTGACTCATTGGTCATTATGATAGAAGTTGAATTGGCACTGATTGAAGCATTGCCAAGGAAGATAGTACCATTGGCCAAAAACAAGTCATTAAATGCGTTGGTTGCGCTACCAATGTTCTTTAAGACATTGCCTGCGGGCAACAAGTTGCCAGATATTGTTAGGTCGGTGCTGGAAAATACTGCTACGTTGCCCACACCAGCAACTTGGACTGTGACATTGGCTCCTGATCCGCTGATACTGACATTGGATGAACCGTTTGTGATTGCAGCGCCGCCGGATGCCACAATACCAGTAAGGGCAGCACCGTTACCAACAAAGTATGTGGCTATGACATTTCCAGCCGATTGAATATTACCTGATGCGCTTATGCCTGTGGTGCCGTCGAGTTCGATTGCCATTTATTCAGTCCTTTAATCTTATATTTATGGTACCACATTGAATACCGATGTACCAGGTACAGTAATTGACCTACCATTGGGTATAGTCAAGGGGCTGACCATCATTGCAGATACATTGGCCTGTACCACAATGTTGGCCGAGAGTGTTCGTGGGGTGGCTATTACGCCATTAACAAAAAGAGAAGTTTGACTTACAGTAACCACGTTACCGAAGCCGTTGATGCCAATAGTTACGTTGCCATTGGCTGTGGTGATTGCCACATTTGATGTGCCATTTACAATGGCTTGGCCGTTGCCTGAACCGCCACTAATGCCAGTCAGCAAACTACCATTGCCCACAAAGAATCCAGCGTAAACTGTGTCAAATCTCAGTGCAGGGCTACCAATATCGTATACGTTGTCGATGCTGGGCAGAACCGCAGCGTTGGCTTGTATTACTCCAATACCGTTGGGTTTCAGCACAAGATTGGTGTTTGTGACTGTGGTAGTAATGGTGTTGTTGGCAATCCGTACATTGCTGCCAACTGGACCAGCCGTGTAGATTTCTGTAAAGTTGGAGTTTACAGCTTCAAACGCTGAGCGTAACGGTTCGCCGGTGCCATCGTTGGCGGCAGCGCCAACATCAATGATCTGTTGTGTCATGTAGAATCAAGTCCTCTGGTTGTATTTACCAAAAGACTTTATCTACAAATTCAGCAAAAACTGTGTTTACGGTAGCAACAAGTTAGATTCTGCCCACTACAACTTCAATGGTGCCTTGTATACCATCAAAGTTTTCTAAAGCTTTGCCTATCACTGCTCCTGTTAGTGGATTGTCGCAGGCTTGTGCTCGCCCGTTGCCTGCGCTGACCATCATGTCGCCTTTGGCCACAGGGCCTTGTACCAAACAAGGCACACGCCCTTGTAGTGCAACCACAGCGGTGTGCTCTGCTTCTAGTCCAGCATTCATGAGATAGCTGGGTTTGGCAGAAACCACTCCAGCTATTCTGCGATCGTTGGTGGTTGTGCTTGCTGTGACTTCAGCTGTGCCACCAAAACTTACCACTGTGCCCGGCAGATAGAACTGATCTGCTGTGTATTTTTCTGCCAAGTCAGCATATAGTGCTGTGGTTGCTGTGGCAAAAACTTGGTTGAAATAGTTGCTGGCGCTGCCAATGTTGCCCACAGCATTGGATCCAGTTTTAACAATACTTGACAAACTTGCCAAGCCAGTAGTGATTAAGTTGCCACCTGTAATGTTTCCAGTTACACTCAACGACCCTAGTGTACCTACAGATGTGATGTTGGTTTGTGCTGCTGTAGTAAGCGTACCCACAATGCTGGTACCACTTAGGTTACCTGATGTAATATTACCAGTTACTGCTAAACTGGTTAATGTACCCACCGAAGTGATGTTGGTTTGTGCTGCTGTAGTAAGTGTGCCCACAATGCTGGTACCACTTAGGTTACCACCTGTAATGTTGCCGGTGGCACTTACAAGCCCAGCTGTGTTGATGTTGCCCCCAGTGATGTTGCCAGTAGCACTAATTGTTGTACTTGATGCTACTTCCCCAACCAAAGGACCATAAAATGCTGCTGCTGTAACGTTGCCTGATGCACTCATGCGCCCAATGTTTACGTTGCCTGTGCCATTAGGAGTCAACACAATGTTGGCATTAACCGCTGTAGTTTGAATATCCAATTGAGCGCTGTCAACAATAGCGCCACTCAGTATCAAATTGCCCGCAGTGACGTTGCCAGTACTGACTGTCAAGCTTGTACCTGTGATAGCAGCGCCAGTAACTGCTCCTGTGGCTGATATTAAACCGCCTGTGTTGATGTTTCCGCCAGTGACGTTGCCACTCACGCTTAGACTGGTCAATGTGCCAAGTGAAGTGATGTTGGCCTGGGCACCATTGGTCACTGTGGCTGCGGTACCTGATACGTTGCCTGTAACGTTGATTACATAACTTCCGCTTAGTCGATCAGAACTCACTGTACCAGATGTCAAACTGTTAGCATTTGCTGCTCCAAGTACTGTGGTAAAATTACCAATGCCAGCATTGACGTTACCACCGTTGATATTGCCGGTAGCACTAACTATTCCACCGGTGTTGACGTTGGCCCCTGTAACGTTGCCTGTGGCGCTGGCATTACCTGTGACACTGATACCAGTAGTAGACATTACCAAAATATTTCCCACAGCATTGACTGTGGCAAAAATATCACCGTTAGGACCAGTAATAGCCAATGTTGTAGTGCCGTTGGTAATTTGGCTAACAGCAACGTTTGAAATTGATGTAACGTTGCTTAAAAATCCACCGTCACCAATAAAGAATCCACCAGAGAGTGCTACAATATTAGCACTAGATGCAATTATACCTGATGAAAACACAGCACCTGCATTAACGTTGCCTACTGCTGTAACTGATCCACCTGTGACCAAATTTGATCCAGTGACGTTGCCAGTTGCACTAACGTTGCTGGTGGCATTTAGAACGCCTGTGTTAATAATATTTCCAGCACTGATGTTGTTGGCAATCACGTTGCCTTGAGTAGTAATTTGATCTTGAGCTGATATACTGGCGCCCGAAGCAATATTACCTGTAGCAGTAATTACTGCATCGCTGACTACGTTTCCGCCACGAACGTTACCTGTAGCTGTTATTCCAGTTGCACCTGCAGAGATTGATCCTGCAGTAATTAAGTTACCACCGTTGATGTTGCCTGTGGCAGTGATCAGTCCACCTGTAATCAAGTTACCGCCAGTGATATTGCCGGTGGCAGTAACTAGACCACCTGTGCCAATGTTACCAGCTGCAACATTGGCCAACACTGTGGTGTTGCCGCTGATGTAAGCTGTACCAGTAACTCCAAAAGTGGTGTTAGGTGCTGCATTAGCAATACCCACTTCTCCAGTATGTAACACTGTGACTCTGGCTGCTAAACTGCCCGGGGTTCCTGTTAGAATTTGTACGTTGCTGTTGCCACCTGTGTCAACCAATGTTGCTCGCATTGATGCACTTACGCCAGAGGCTGTAACATCGCTGGTGAACCATTCTACAGCACCTAATACTGTGCCTGCTGTACCAGTGGTATCAGTGTCTTGAAATCTTATTGTTGGCTGTGTTACACTAGCATCACGTGTGATAACAACATTGCCAAATGTGTTGATGTTGCCGCCGTTGACATTTCCAGTGGCTGAAACCAGCCCTGCAGTGTTGATGTTGCCACCAACAATGTTACCGCTGACACTAGTAACTCCGCTTATGTTGAGTCCACCAGTTGTAAATACTGCCACATTGGATACACCACCTACAGTGATGTTGGCGTTGCCATTGGCTGCAGGAATTTCTATAGATGTTGTTCCGTTGAACAATTTGTCGCCAGAAATGTTGCCAGTCAGTGTAGCGTTGCCAGTTACTGTGAAATTACCGTCCACCACAACCGTAACTGCGTTGGCAACGTTACCTGCAAAGGTGATGGTGTTTGCACCAAGTGTTTGAATTGTATAATCGCCGTTAACACGCTTGTAGGTAGACATTTAGAGATCCTTTGTGTTATTTATACGGTTTTGAAAGTCCTCCATGCTCATGGTTCTAAAGTTTCGCGAACTGGCAAAATCTTCAATGGGCGCTGTGGTATTGCCCATGATTCGCACAAAAGCGGTGTTGGAAAAATCACGCATGATCTGTGTTAATTGCCTGGCCCAATTGCCAGTAAATGTAGGCGGAGCTGAGCTTTTTTTGTAGAATTCTGTGTCAGCATACACATTGTTGAAGTGGTTGCTGACTGGGCCCATATCAAATCCCACCAAATAAATTATCACGGCACCGTCTATGGCTGCAATACTGGCTGCAATTGGTCCTGAGCTGTAGCCATAGTATTTTTGTGGTACAGGATTTGCGCCATTACCAGGCACAGGGCGACGAGTGTAAAATCTGTTGTTGTGGGGGTATCCAGAATCTTGTATTCTAGTGCTGATGGGTTTGTCTGTGCTGACCAGTACATCGGGCACAAAATCTCTGTACAGTGCATTGCACCCATAGATTTTACCTAAATGACGTAGATTGCTTAGATCTACTTGTTGCCGGCTCACACCGTTGCCCAATACAAATGCTCTGCTCATAAAAAAATCCTCCCAGTATGTAGCTGAGAGGATTGGGGTTTGGGAGATATTACGAAGTAAAGTTCTCTACAATTGCCAAGCTGACTTGGTTTTGTTGTCCAGTTACGTTGGCAGCACCTGTAGTACCTGACTTGATTTCAAATCCTTCGTCGCTGAAGAAGTTGGTCAAATAACGCACTGGAGGAACACTGTAATCCAAGGCAAACTTGTTGGTCAGCTTGCTGATCAACTGTGCAGTACTGTCACCGTTGCTGAACGTGATGTTCATGTTACCTGCTGTAAGTGCAGTATCAGCCTGGTTGGCCAACACACATGTACCCACGTTTTGCACAGTGCCTGTGCCTGCGCCCACTGCGGTTGCAGTGAATACATCACCTACGGCTGCATTTGAATTGCTAGCGCCGCATGCTGCCCAGTTAGTTGTGCCCACACTCAAAATACGATATGCTTGACCCACTACCATGTCTTCATCGTTGACCGCAGTTACTGTGGCCACTTGATACTTGGTTGTGCCTTTTTGTGTAATGATATAAGCATCAGCTTCGGATGCTGTGCCTGTGATAAAAGCACGGCACTTGACAACTGGGTAAGCAGCAGTGGCCACGCTGGCGTTGGCACCACCAACAACGCCCAGATACTCTGTGCCATCGAACACAGTAGGATCACTTGGATACACTGGGTTTGTCAATGCGCTGAACGGATTGAAACCAATATCGCTAGTGGTAGATTTTTTAATTTTTAAAGGACGACCCATTTTGTTTTCTCCTTAAAGAAGTCCGATGCGGGTTCTAGCCGCTACGCTGTGGGTAGTTAGTCCCAGCATAAAACACACAATTGTGTTGGCCAGTATTTATGAAAAATCTACGCTACACCTGCCGTAGCATTAAATATTCAGTGAACACCAACGAACTTATAGATCAAGGCAATCAACACCGATCTGAAAATCAGCCTGAACAGGCCCTGCAATGCTATGCCTTGGCATTTGCACAAGATCGCAACTCATCAGCTGCGTTCAACAACTACGGCAACGTGCTGCGAGAAGTTGGAGAACCTCAAGCAGCCATACCGTTTTTGCAACGAGCTCTACAGCTAGAACCACGAAATGTCACTGCTCGATTCAATCTTGCAGTAGCACACCTACTGGCCGGAGATTATGCACAAGGATGGCCTGCA